AGTCCTATAGATAATATAGAATCATTTCCTAGTGGGTTGTAAGGGATAAAGGTTGCAAGAGTATTAGTTGCAGTTACTTTTGTTAATTGACAAATCATAGGTAAAGTTATCTCAACGGTATCATTAGTGTATGACACCATTCCACATAGTTCCTGACCTGTTTTTAATTTAATTACTTCGTATTTCATTTTAGTTCGAACTGCTTAATTTCATAGTTAAAACCTTCTTCGTTGTATATATTTATACGTTCTTTACAATGGTTGAGAGTGTAGTTACTTCCGCCTATGTCATCAGCAATATCAAACAATCGCATACTGTCCTTATCTTTACCTTTTCTAAGTCCTCTACCAATAGATTGTAGATTCCTTATTCTAGATTTAGAAGGAGATGCAAAAATAATATTATCAATCTTCTTTATGTTTACCCCAGTAGAAAAGGTTCCGTATGACGCTAGTATGACATTACCGTCACTCTTCTCTACTATCTTTCTTACGTCTTCTCTATCAGTAACATCTGTACCACCAAAGACATAATGTAATTTTGTTCCCAGTCTTTTAAACATTTTACCATGCAAGACTTCACCGTGTTTTTGTACATACTGAAACAACACAAGTGTGTTTCCTTTTAAACTATAAACTAGATTACAAATAAACTCGTTCCTACTTTCATTCGATACCAAGTAGTCCATTTCCTCTTGGTAGTTTGCAAGTTTTACTTTCTTATGTTTTAGAATAAGAATATCAATGTCTAGACTTGCAATTGTTCCGTCTTCCATTAAATCTGCAGTCGTGGTAACTTTCTTGATTGGGCCAAACAATCCTTCTAACTGAAGTCTATGTACTTCTGTACCGTCAAGTGTACCAGTAGTTCCGAACCGTATTGCAGTGTTCTTCATTTTTTCGAGAATACCTTTTAATACGTTTGCTTTAAATAAATGTGCTTCGTCTCCGACAACCATGTCGAATGACTCTAATGTTTTCTTAGGTGCTTTTGCAAATGACTGCCATGTTGTAATTGTAATAGGTGCATCGAACACCTCTTGACCATGGTAAATTTTACAGATAGGTTCTTTGTATCCATAGTCCACAAAATCTTTACTCATCTGTTCTACCAATGAAGTTGTCGGAACAATGATTACGGTTTTCTTATTGTAATATCTTGCTAACATATAAATGATTAGAGACTTACCACTTGCAGTTGGTGAAAGTAATAGTTGTCTTCCGTACTGTATTGCAGTGTTGAATGCATCTATCTGATACTCTCTAGGTTCGAATGGTAAATCTAAACTTGCTAACCACTTTTGACTACACAATGCTCTCGTTTTGTTTCCAAGAATATCTTCGACACCTTCGAAATTGTAACCTCTTTCCCTGCAGAACTCGTCAACATATGGAAGTAGTCCTATATAAATTTTATGGGTTTTAATAGAGAATAGATACACCTTACCGTCCCACATTCTATTCTTAAAGGAAGGCATGAACTTTGCGTTGGGTACTTTGAATGAAAAGAATTCGAATAGTTCTTTTGCAAGTCCATCGTCACAATCGACTTTAAGAAATACTTCGTTTACTTTAGAAACCGTTACAGTATCAGACATAAGGTTTTCCAGCGAACCAACAAACTAAAGATTTTCTCTGACCTACTAATACAGGTGTAACTTGGTGATACAAAAATGACGGGAATACACAAACAGACCCAATTGTTTTTGAAGAGAATGATAATGTTCTAATTGCATCTTGCATATTTACTTGTGGATTAGTTCCATTCATTTTATCAAATTGTTGTGCAGGTTCCAACCACTGAAAGTGTCCACCCTCATAATCGTCTTGGTCGGACAACTGAATAGTCATACTTAATTTTCTATGCGTTCCATTAGGATAATTAACTGGCCCTGCATCAGTATGCCATGTGTAAAAATCTCCTTGTCTTTCAGGTTGTGCATTATAAATTGTGTACTGAGGATTTTCCATATATTCCCATGTATGATTCCAACCACACTGTTCATTCGCCATGTTAGCTGCATCATAAATTTTTTGAGATAGGTTTTCAGGCATATATTGTGGTTCGAACCATTTTATAGTCGAACTACGAATACTCCAATCTTCGGTTCCCATATCGTGTCTTACTTCACTGTCTTTATCTGCATTTATCCCTACTCCAATTTGTCCAGTAGTTTCTCTAATGCTTGAAGCTGCTTGGTTTAATTGGTTAATTTCTTCTTTTGAAAAGAATTCGGGTGCTTGCCATAGATAGTTTTCTAATATCATTAGTCATCTAATCCTTTAAAGTAGTTATCAGATTTTTGTTTGTATCCGTAAAAACTACCTTCTTTTTTTTCTTGTGCTTTTTCGACTGCTTCCTTAACTTGTTCTGCAATCTTTTCAACTGGTATTTCTCTTTCTAATGTTTCGTCCATTCTAATTCCCTGCCATGAACTTTCTCCAATCGATTGTATTTCTAATCGTTTGGTGTCTCCAAGTAATATTCTGCATACACTCTTTGACAAAGTCCACTGTTATTTTTAAGTATTCTTGTTTTGCACTTAGTTCTTGCAGGTCTTCGTCTGCATTGAAGAAGTGGTGCATTTCGTTCTTCATAACCCTAACACCGTCTAATGCATCAGGTTTCCACCCATAATTCTTTATGGTTTCATCATCTAACTTACCATTGTACCACAACCACTTGTCTCTAAGTAGAGTGTCGTATTTCATTTGATATTGTTTTTGTACCATTAACTTACTGGAAAGTAGGTCTAAGTACTTTGCGTGTAACTTCGGGACTTCTAGAGAGGCGTTATCTAATTCGATATCGTCTATCTCACAATCCTTTTCCCACATCACTTTAATTTCTTCTAAATTCATAATATACCTATATTTATTACTACAAAAACTATTGCTTTTATAGTCTATTATACCATGAAAGGTAGGTTTTAACTAGTGCTTTTGATTTCGTAGAAAGTGAATCTGAACGATACTTCACAAGTTACTGGTTCTGTTTCTGACCCCGATTGCATTTCTAAAGAACCCAAAGATATTGGGAAAGCATCGTAGAATCTAAAATACCGATTTGGAAGGTTTTTGTTAGTATTAGTAACAAGTGTAATCATAGAGACTAAATTTTGACTGTTTTCGTCCTGACTCGATACACCTAGTGTATTCATGGTACTTCCTGTAAGTGTTTGATAATCCTTTGAATCTGAAATTGGCACAATTTGTGTCATCCAATCGTACATTTCTTGGTAGTTTTGTAAGTCTTCATCGACTAAGAATGATACATTAAGTGTATCAAAAGATATCTTATCGCCTGGAAAGTATGCATCTACACCAATTCCTGTTGCTTGAATAGTCTCTGAAAACGATAAGCCAGGAATTGTTACAGTCTGAGCATAGTACTCAACTGTTGGGGTTTTCTGAATAATTAGTTTAAAATTATTCTTATTAAGTATAGACTTATTGATATCAACCATTTACTTTTAGTATCCTTTTAGACGAAGAAGTATCGAAATAATCACCATCTCGATACTCTCTCGTTGTAGTTTCTTCACAAAGATAACCGTCTTTAATTAACGTTGTAATGGTCTTACGACTTAATACATTCGTTGTCTCTTCCCCATTAGGAAACGTATTTGCTTCCCAAGGCCCTTCCATCACATTTATTTGTTTATCGTACATAATTATCCTCGTATACTACTATTTAGGTTACTTCTCTATTACAAACTCATTAAGTTGTCTTGCAGTTCTAATAACCTCTTCACCAGTGATTTCTCTTAGTGGTAAAGGTTTCTTATCATTTGGGAATGAATCGTTGTGTGCATAGATAGCGTCAACTTCCCTCTGATAATTAGAGGTCAAAAGACCTTCTGCTTGTGATAATAAGTCGGCTCTGATTTCGAACCCTGATTTTGTTGAATTACTCATATTTTTCTCCTGTGTGTGTATGTGTAATGTACTGTATTGTACCTTGTATTTAGTGTAAAAAAAGATGCTAAAAACAGTTGACAATGGGTATCACTTTTTGGTATACTATAAGTATGGAAAAACAAACAATAATCTTTGACGTTGACGGAACTATTGCTGACGTAGAGCATAGGAGACATCACGTTACTCAAAGACCTACTGACTGGAAATCATTCAAAGAACAAACTAGATTTGATACTCCTGTTGAATGGGTTTGTGATATTGCGAAAAGGCATATTGCAAGGGGTGACGATGTTGCATTCTTCTCTGCAAGAAACGAAGAACAAAGAAGTCTTACTGAAGCTCAGATTGATGAGTGGATTGGTAAGGGTCACAAAGGATTGTTCCTTAGACCCGATGGTGACTTCAGACCCGATGAAGAGTTTAAATCCGACCTTGCAGATAAGTTCGAAGAGTTCGGTGGTAAAATCGACATTGTCTTTGACGATAGAAACAAGGTTGTTGATATGTGGAGAGCGAGAGGAACCACTTGTGTTCAAGTCGCTGAAGGAGATTTTTAAAGTTACGTTGAGAGAAACCGAGGTTCGTTACCTTGCCTGAAAAATGGAGTCAAAAACAAATAACGATTGTGAGATAGAAGACCTCAACTAGAGACCCCAGTTAACCTGCTGAAGAGTGAGAAGTGACTGGGGTTTCGCTTATCTGAGATAAAAAAAAAGGAACCCGAAGGTTCCTTTTTAAAGTTAATAAAAACTTTTGATTTACAGAATGTTAGTAACTGCAAATTTTCTGTAGTACTGGTTAGTACCTGCAGATGCAAGTCCGTCAGCTGGTGTAGCACCAACGAAAGGATTTGAAACCATACCATATCTAGTTTTGAAACCGATTTTTGGTTGGAATGTGTTCTCGCCAACTGCACGAACCATTTGTAATGGAACGTAAGGGCAATAGAACATACCTGCATCATAAGGGTTAGTCCCTCTGTAACCTACTGTTAAGTAGTCTGAACCTGCATAAGGGTCAACGTATACTTTAACTCTACCGTTTAGAACACCAGCAAAAGTATTGCCTGTGTCATCTACGTTTAGGTTAGTTGAAAGAGCAGGAGCGTAATCTAATACACCTGCCATTGACAATGCACTTGCTACGTCTGAAGAACATAGAATAAAGTTTCCTTTACCACGTCTTGTTTCTTTAGCGATTGCGTTGCTTTCTCTTTCGATTTGGAACAATAATCCTTTGAATTTCTCAACTGACCAACGTCCGTTAGCGTCAACGTCTAAATTGAACGTACCTGCAGTAGCAGCTGCCTGAGCACCTGTTTTAGCTTGTATGTTAACGTTTCTGACAACTTCTCTGTTGATTTCAGCAAGAATTTCTGATGAAAGAATATTTGCTAATTCTGATTCTGCGTCAAGACCGTGGATTGCTTTAAGGTCTTGTGCAAGTTCTAGTGTGTATTCTGCTTTTAATGCTCTTGACTTAGCAGTAACTGTAGCTTTCTCAATTGAGAAACCCATCTGAGCAAATCCGTTAGACGCTTCTACATCTCCAAGTGCTTCTGCTGATGCAGTAGACATACCTGAACCTGTATCAGATGCATAAGAACCGTTAAACGGGTCTGATGTCTGAGCGGCTAATGGGCCTGCAGCTGTAGGGTTGACTCCAGCAGAGTAATCACTCTGTACTTCGTCAATTCCCATAGCTTCTGATTTAGCTAAACGTGTTCCTGTTGGATAATCATTATATCTTGCTTTCATAGCAAAGATTAATCCAGTAGGGCCAGTCATTGGTTGAACTCCACAAATGTCGTATGCAACGAGATTTGGCATAGCACGTCTTACTAGGGATATTAAAATCGGATCCCAGTTAGATATGCCTGTTCCAGTAGCATTTAAAGGTGCTGCTTCTTGCAAATTTTGTTCTGCAAGCGCTTTTTCTTGGTTCTCAAGAATTACAGCAGTAACGGCACGTTTGTAGTTATCTTCGATTTTTGGTAAATCGGAGTGTTCTAGAATCGGCTGCCACTTCTCTTGTAAGTTTTCTGATAAAAACATTTTATTTTCCTTTAAATTAAAACCTAACCCAGTGGGTTAAGTTTGGTTATTGCAGACGAATACTTCGCCATTGTTGGGTCAACGTGTTTCTCTGTTTGTTCAACTTCGAATTCGTTTGCACCTTCAACGATTACAGTTTCCGCCTCAACTTTCTCCCCGTCTACTTTGAAGTATGCTTCTTTGATTTCAGCAATCTTCTCAGCGAAGTCTGCCTCATCTTTAAAGTCTACCCCTTCAGCAAGTGAAGATAGTTTCTCTTTTTGTGTATCAGTCAAGTCCGAAGACGCTTCTGAGACAACATTGCCTCTCTTAAGTGTATCTAACTCTTCAACGATTGCCATGTTTTGTGACACTTCACCGTCTAGTTTAGCTTCCATCTCTTCGAGACGATTTGCGAGTTCATCGATAACATCATACTTATCTTCAGGAACGTCAACATAATGTTCTACGAACAATGTTTTCAAACCTTCAATAAAGTTTTCTGTCATTTCTGACCTCAAACCACGTTCTATTGCGAGTTCGTTTTCTTTCGTCCACTCTTCTGCACAATATGTTAAGTACTTGTCAACACCTTCCGATAGGTCAGCTTTAACAGACTCAACTGTAGTTTTTAATTCTTCTTGATATTTCGCATCAAGGTCTTCTTTAACTTCCTGTACTTTTGATTGTACAGCAGCTTTAAAGATTGTTTTTGCCTTTTCAGCATTTTCGTCTGAAAGGTCTAATGCTTCTGAAATTGCTGATAGGTCGTCATCTATTTCAATTTCAACTAATGAAGACTCAACGTCTGCAGTTACTTCTTCTGCAACTGCCTCTTCTTCCGCTACTTCTTCAGTAACTTCTTCAGACATAGACTCAAGGATTTCTCCTACTTTGTCTTCGTCCATAGTCTTCAAAGATTCAACAACTGCTCTCGCAACTTCTGCTTTAGTCAAACTCTCGTCCTCTTCAGATTCAGATATTGTTGCCAATACTGATTGAAGTTCTTCCTTAGTCATTTCCTTCATGTTGTTGACGATAGCTTTTATTGATTCCATCTTTGAAGGTTTAGTGTCTTCTTTGATTTTCTCTGCTTTTTCAGCTTTACCAGCACCTTTCTTCTGAGGGTCACCTTCGTTTGAAGGGACTTTCTTCTCAGCGTCTTTTACTGACTTAACTGCTTTGTCAACAGGATTGGTTTCAACTGGGACGACTTCCGCTTTACCTGACTCAATTGACTCAGCATCGGATGAACCTTGTTTGACGGGTTTTTTGTCACCTTTTTCAGCTTTAGCATCAGGTTGCCCTGCCTCTAAAATTGAATTTACAGTTTCATCAACTGTAAGGTTATTTTCTAACTCTGCCATTTTTTTCTCCTGTTTTAATACTTTAATGTATTACTTTATTTTATTTATATGTTATAGACTCTCAACGAACCTTTTCCATAGATTTAGTTTAGTTTCTTCCAGCTTATTTAGTTTTGCAGACCTTAATTCTTTCTGCATACCTTCTAACTGGACTTGCGTTAGGATACCATTTTGGTAAACCCATTCTACACCTTCCATAATTCCTTCGACAAATGCCTCAGGAGCGGACGGGTCGGCGACTATATCACCTGCAGTTGCAAGTTGAAAATCGTCTTTTACATATTGTGCATTCCCTTTTTGTTCTAAAGAACCTAGTCCTCTAGAAGATACTCCGAGTTTTGCACCATCATTAATGAGAGCTTTTACAATCTCACCATTTGGAGTACTTAAAACTTTTGCTTTACCCACATAGTTTTTACCTTCTAAGGTTAAACTTTGGATAAGATGCGAAACTTTGTCTAAATTAATAGTTGGCCCTTCAGGGTGTCCCAACTCACCAAAAGCACGTTGCTTCTCAACGAACTCTTTGTTGTAACGGTTTACTTCTTTTTCCATAATTTCTTTAGGATAGACTCTACCGTTTCTGTTTTTAATGTCTGCCTGCATAAAGACACCTTCTATAAAGTAGTCTTTTTTACCATTCGCAGCCTCAGTTATGATGGGCGAGATTGTATCGTTAAATTCTGCTATTAATTTCATTTACTATTTCCTCTATTGTAACACCAAATTCTTCACCCATATTCTTCATAATTTGTTTGATGTCTTTAAATTCTTTCTCTGCACTCTTTAGGTCTTTGTAAGGACTAGTCCCCGTAAAGTTTTGACCATTTACAAATGCGTGTACTTTACCTTTACTCATTGCATATACTATATCAACAAGTTTTCCACTAACTTTTACACTATCACTTTTCAGTTCTTTATGTCCTGAAGGAAGTTTAAACTTCGCTTCATGCAACTCTAGTGATACAGATGCAAAACTTTTCATGTTAACCTTCTACGCTATCTTCTGTAGTAGTTGTCCAATTAGTTTGACTTTCAACTCTTTTGAAGTCTACTGCTTGTGCAGCCTTTTCTTTGATACCTTGTTGTATTAGTTCTTTTGCACCCTGCAATTCACCTTTTTCAATTGTATCAACTATTTCTCTCGCTATTTCACTCATATATTACTCCGTATCGTTCGAGTTGTAAAAATCACCACCGTCATCTTGTCCCACACCGTCTTCTTTTTCAGACTTAATTTGGGCATCAATGTCTTTAATCTCTTCTTCAGTTTGTCGTAAAATATACTTTCTAACGTACTCTTGACTGAAGTATTTTCCAACATATTCACTAGCAGTCTGAAGTGCATCCAATCTTTCTCTAAGAATCTCTTGTTCTTTTAATTCTGTAAAGTGGTTGTCTGCAGTAAAGTCATATTGTAAAAAGTCTTTAAACTTGTCAAACTCTTCTGCTTTAACAATCTCTTTAAGAACTAACTGAGTTCTTAATAAATCAGTAAACACTCTAGCAAACTTCTTCTGAAGTCTGTTAGTGAACTTATTAAACTTAAGTTCGTCTCTAGAAATTTCAGAAGAACGACCCATATTGAATCCGTTATCTGACTCCATTCTAGAGCTTGGAACATTTAATGACTGGTATAACTTCTTCTTGAAGTATTCTACATCGTCAATTTCTGCGAGGTTTTGTCCACCAGGCAAGGTTGTAATTTCTGTTCCTCTACCACCTTCTCTTCTTGGTAACCAAAAATCTTCCAACATACTCATATGTTTTCTATCATCTTTGATTTCACCTGTATCTGCGTTGTAAACAAGTTTATTTCTATACTTATTCATAACATCTGCAAGATACTGTTCTGCTTTTGCCTTTGGAAGATTACCTACGTCAATGTAGAAAATCCTTCTTTCGGGTGCTCTAGACAATCTATAGATTACTAGTGCATCTTCCATCATTGATAACTGATTAGCAGTCTTCAATGCCTTGTGCAAATATCCAATAACTGCATTCTTGTTAAAATCTAACAATCCCGAAGTAGTGTAAGTCACTGCCTCAGGTGCAATTTTGACTGTTGTACCTTCATTAGTACCAGTCTTATCAAAACCTTTATCATTGAAAATGTAGAACTCTTCTACTTTCTTAACGACATTGACACCTTCTTTCTTGTCTTTGTCCATTTCAATGTTTCTGACCTTCTTAATTTTAAGAGGGTCAACTGCCCTAATATCAACCAAACCAGCTTTAGTTCGATTGCTATCGACAACTTTATGGAAGTATATCCTTCCATCAACGTACCATTTTCGGAAAATTTCATGAGAATTCTGATTGAATTTCATCATTGATAAGATGTTGTAAAACTCGTCTTGCATCTTTGTTTTGATGCTATCAGAGAGCTTCACATCTCTGAGGTCGAGTGTTACTATCCTATCGGCACTATCCGAAGTGATACACTCATTAACTATATCTTCAATAGCCGCATCGCATTCAGGCACTAAAGAAGTTTCACGATATCTTCGAATAAGTTCAATCTCATTCTTGATACCACCTTCCATATCGACATAGGCACCATAAGCACCCCCTGCGATATAACCTGCTTGTTGAGCAATAATGGGTGTGCCATCATCGTCAACTTGAGGAACAAAACTCTTTGCTGTTTTAACCTCTGCGGCTCTTAACTCGTCTTTTTTACGAGTAATTTCAAATCCAAATATATCCATACTATTATTTATACCACCTTAAAGAGAGTGATATTCTTCACTGTTCTTGTAAAAAAACTTAAATGACTCTTTCCCAGTGAGAATAAGCGAATGTTACTTCAAAATCTTCCAAAGCGTCAACGGTTTCATAACTTAATGCTATTGTACCGAGTTCTGTAGGGAAAATGTTAAAAAATTCGTATCTCGCTAGGACAGCGTCGTCTTTACCTAATTGTTCGACAAATGCTCTACTTAATAAGTAGTCTGTTGTCGCTAAACCTGTTGATGTTCCGTGACCTTGAATCTCTTGTTGCCACTGTTCTAATGCAGTTCTTGCTGAGAATTCATTATCATTGATAATTGTCACACTCCAATCTGCATA